GCGGAGAATACTGATGATCTGTTCGTCGGAAAAACGCTTCTTCATGGGGATGTCCTCATGTGGCTTATGAAGACATTACTAACATCGGGGTGTACTAATCAACGGGGAGCAGGTCAGAATCTCATTGAGAGCAATTGCGAAAAAAAGAAAAGTCTCCGATGGTACTATTAGGAAAGAACTACAAACTGCAATGGGGTTTATTGATGGCTGCATTTGTATGTTAAGCTGAGTATCAGGCAGCACTAGCTGCCTGATTTATCATTAAGTTCTTTCTTCTCTGTGTAAAGCTTTTTCAATTTCAAAGGTATGAACGTAGACTGAATAAATGAGAAGCAAGTTAAGAATGATATTGCATGGGTTATCACGCTTATTGATAATGATAACGCCAAACCTGTGTGGCTTTTATCTTTTGAGAGTAAGTAATATATGAAAATTAGTGCTAATGTTAAAAGATACAACAAAAACAAACTGTAATATCTATTGAATCTAATTAAGAATCTATTTGTTTGATATGTGCGCTCAACTTCAGTTAGTCCAAGTGAAACGGAAGAATTATCGCCTGACAGTGTGATGACTAACAATAAAAAGCCAGTCAATATTGAGAATATATTGGCAACCAAGTTGAGTGCGTCAGTGTTATTAGTAAGAGTTTCAGTAAAGAAATAAGAAAAAAATAAAGAGGCGAGCATGTTTAACGCTGTGATAGCAATTGCATTTATATCAAGGTTTCTCATTATCTCAAGCCTCTTAAAAATCTCATTAAAACTCGTTTTTTACAAAATCGCTTAAAATTTCTTCCGCATATTTTGACAGGATCGACTTTGCCCCATAGGGAATAGTGTAGTATACCTGTGTAAGCCTTAAGCTGTCACTGGTTATTTTTTCGCTTTTTTTTGTTTCAAAGTAAAAGTCACTATCTAAATCACTTATCCAAGGGGTTGGATTATTTTCAATAGATTTAGCGAGTTGTGGATTTCCTTTATGATCAATAGTTAGATGACCTGAAATTCCTGTCTGTTTTACAGCTGGTTCATTTTGGATTAATGATTTTAAAAAGCCAGGTTGTTTATTAAAATCAGAGCTCATTACTTCCAGATTTACATGGACCGCTTTTAATCCGTCTGATTGCAATTTCGCAACTGTATCCTGGCGGAGGATGCATGTTGGAATAATGTCTATCTTAAAATGACCAAATAATTTACTGGTCTTAACCTCTGGCCAATTAGTCGATATTAACATTAGTGATGCTATTTTGTTCCCTTTAATCATGTAGAAAGCATGCAGGTTGTCATGGTTTTTGACTGGAAAAAGATCTTTATCTTTAGGATTGATAGGTGAGACTGAGACCTGCTCATTAGGGTTGTATGAAGTAAAGTGAATAAAATGTGTATTATTTATAGTTTTGAGTTCTTTGCATTTGATGTGCTTGGTAGCTGAATATTGAATGATGGTGCCCGCAGCTAAACTTTTACTAGCTGCGATCTGCTTATATAAGTTGTTGTTATTATTTGAGTTTACTTTAAATGCCCTAACCGTAACCTTGCGGGTTAGGTTGGCTTGCTTTTGTTTTGAGAAGTTCATCGCTTTTCCTTAAGGTTAGAGTTTAGGCGAGCATACTTTAAAAAACTAACGCGTACGCAAAATGTATAGTATTCTGCTATGAGTTGTCACTACGCACTGACACATAACATTCGAAACCTCGCCAGCCGGCGGGGTTTTTTTATGGTCGCAATTCCTGCTTTATCCTCGCGCCATTGGTCTCGTCGCTAATGGATGGCGGTAAGTTGGAATTATCCGCGAGGTCAGGCCAACAATCATAAGCCTCGGCATCCTGCCGGGGCTTTTCTTTTTCAGGCTCCCGGAACCCCATCACTCGTTTTGTTGTTAATTCATCCGGAGGGCCTGTTCCCTTACCAAATAGCACCCGCATCGCAGCGAGGTGAGAGAAATGTCCCGTATGAGCAAACTTGTCACCGGAGTCGCCCTCGGCACCTCAGGAGGGACCATCCTGAACGGCGTCCTCACAAAACTGAGCCCTGACGAATGGAGCGCCATCGGCGTACTGGCTGGCATTGCCGGGATAATCGTTACTGGGCTCATTAACTGGTATTTCAAACGTAAAGTCGCCAATGCGCAGGTTAAGGCGCTGGAGAAATACGGCCCGGCGGTGAAAGTTGGAGATGAATGATATGCCAATGACCAGTAGCCTGCGTAACAAACTCATCGCCGCTGCTGGTGGTGGTGCAATGCTGATTGCCTCGCTGTTTCTCGGTGGGAAGGATGGCGTAGAAGGGCGTAAATATGAAGCCTATAAAGACGTCGCCGGGGTGTGGACTGTCTGCGACGGCCATACAGGCCGGGATGTTGTCCTAGGGAAAAAGTATACCGATCGTGAGTGTGATCAGCTGTTATGGAAAGACCTACAGCCAGCCAAGCGTACGGTAGATAATCTGGTCAAGGTACAGCTGGGCGAATATCAGCGCGCTGCACTTTACAGCTTTGTCTTTAACGTTGGTTCTGATGCGTTCTCGAAGTCCACGCTGCTGCGCAAGCTGAACAAAGGTGATCACGACGGAGCGTGTGAAGAGATGCGGCGCTGGGTTTACGCTGGTGGCATGAAATGGAAAGGTCTCCAGAACCGGCGCGAGATGGAGCGCAGCATGTGCCTGGCGGAGAGCAAACATGACCTCTAAAGCCTGGCTGATAATCGGCATCGAGCTGATTTTATCCCTGCTCGTTATTCACGTTCTACTCGGTCAGGTAATTGAAGAGACGAAGCGAGCCGACACCGCCGAGCAAAACCTGAAACTGGCAACTGCCACCATCACCGACATGCAAACCCGTCAGCGTGATGTCGCTGCACTGGATGCCAAATACACAAAGGAGTTAGCTGATGCGCAAGCTGAGAATGCTGCTCTGCAGCGCAAGCTTGATAATGGTGGCCGGGTGCTCGTCAAAGGCAAGTGTCCAGTGCCAGCCACAACCGAGACCAGCACCACCGGCATGGGCCATGATGCCGCCGTCGAACTCTCTGACGTTGCTGGACGAAACGTTCTCGGTATCCGATCCGGAATCAAGCAAGACCAGTCAGCCCTGAAGGTGCTGCAGGAGTACATCACCACTCAGTGCCTGAAATAGAACCTCATCCCTGAGGCTCTGACACAGTCTCTCCTCTGGACTTTAAACGTAGCAAACTCGTTTAGTCTCGCAACGACAGGTGTTTACTGAGCGTCTGTGGTATAAAATATCCTCCTAATTTAAAGGGGGTTTTCATGTTTCAAGTAATTTGCTCTTGGCCTTGGTCAACTATATGGGGGGCGGTATCTGCAATATTTACAGCTGCAACTGCGGGCGTAGCATGGTGGGTAATGCGTGTTTGGCGCCAACAGGAGGCTTTAAAAGCTAAAATGGCTCTTAAAATGGCAGTGGCTGAATATTCAAATGCATTATCACAGCTACCTGTAAACCTTGCCTCTCCGCAAATCCGTATCGAAAAAAGGCCTGAAGTAAGAGATCTAAGAATTAAATTAAATGCCGTTATGAATTCATTTCTTGTATGTGAACACATGCTGGATAGATATCCACGTGTAGTCAGTTGCTGCCGTTCTTTGCCTGAGACCCACAAAGAATATGTTATGGGAAGGGATAACAATATCCAGGCGAAATACATTTGCCACCTTCTTCTTTCGCAACCATTTGTTTTTAAATAAAACGTGATTATCAGGCACTACAAGATAAATAGATTGGCTTATCAATAGCTAAAACCACCTTAAACGTTAATTTTCCATTACGCTGACAGCCCCAATATATCCTCTTATCCTTACGGGTGATAAATATTAACCATCCCCTATAGGGGATAAAATGATCTTTGCAGTAGCGTAACTCCTCTTTGCGCATCGCACGCGCACATCAAAGAAAGTCTTTCAGCTGTGAGCCTGGGCAAACCGTTAACTTTCGGCGGCTTTGCCGTGCGACAGGCTCACGCCTAAAAGGAAATAAATCATGGGTCAGAAAATTATTACGTTGTCCGGCGCGGCGACGGATGTTCTGTATGCGCTGTTTTTCCGTGGCGCGCTTCAGTCTGGTGACCTGCCAGCTAAATCTGGTGCTGCTGAGCTTCTGGAGCTGGGATTCGCTGAGACACGCCATACCGCGACGGAGTATCAAAAGGAAAATTATTTCACCTTCCTAACCGCTGAAGGGCAGGGGTTTGCCATTAAGCACCTGGCAGATACGCGCTTTGGTGTTCCTGCTGGTGGTTATATCGGCAGCCCTGTAGTTGCGGAAGCAGACATCCGTGGTTGCTGCCCAATTGAAGGCTATAAATGGGGCTGGTTTGTCGATAAATCCGGACAAGCGTATATCCATAAGGCGCTGATCGGCGATGCCGTATTGTCTAAGAGCTACAGCGTTAAATTAAACGTCGCCGGCAAAGGCAAGCCGCACGAAGCTGGCATGACCCTCGGTGTTGAAGGTGAGAATAGCAAGGTTGAGTTTCTGGCCGATCGCTATAAGGTGCATGAAGCCGCTCAATCAGCCAGCAATAATGAAAAGACGACATTAAATGTTGGTTTGTCTTTTGGTGGCTTCCCTAGAGCAATTAGTCATGATAAGGCTAATCCCGCTGATGGTAATAATGCCACCAAAACCAGCCTCAATGATGAGATGTGCGAAGCCATTATCTCCGCCGTACGCGAAAGCGATTTGTTCGCAGCCCTCCAGGCAAAGATTGATGCGCAAACAGCTTCAGTAGTTGGCTTGCAACAGGCGATGCACGAAGCGGTGAACGACGCTCTTCGCAATGCGCTCAAGCCAGGCGGCATCCTCTGGAATACACGGTCGAGTGGACTCTGAGGGAGGATGTATGCGTATCACTGTATTGGATGACGATCCGGGGCGGAAAATTAATCTCGCTCGGGAACGATATAAAGTCTATATCGATGGCGTTGAAGTTGTGCACGTACTCACTGCTGATGACGAAAAAGGCGAGGTAATTGCCGCCGTAACCGATGAGCGCGGATACATTACGGCAGAGAACGGCGAAGTAAAGCGGCAATCTTTTTACGGGCGAGTAATTATCCAACGCCAATAAACCCCGATGGAGAAATTATGCAGGTCACTATTGATGGTGTCCCGTTTGTGCCTGCCTGCGCTACAGCGTCACGGATTGGCCTTGCAATTACTACCCACAACCGGCCAGACGTTTTAAAGCGCGCCATTGAGCAGCACACCAAACATCTTCCCATCGGTGCGCTGGTGGTGGTTATCGACGATGGCTCTAAACCTGCCGCAGTAGTGCCTGATGGCGTGCAGCTGCTTCGCCATGAAACATCACTCGGCATTGTCGCTTCAAAGAACGCCAGTTTGTCAGCCCTGATGGATGCCGGGTGTGAGCATCTCTTTTTGTGGGATGATGATGCCTGGCCAATCGCCGATAACTGGCATCTCCCTTACATCGAATCACCCGAGCCACACCTGGCTTATCAGTTTCTCGACTTGGCTGGTCCACGAAAGATTAACGATATGACCATTCTGTACCGGGATGATAAGCATATCGCTTACACCGGTCAGCGCGGGGTGATGCTTTACTACCACCGCAGCGCCATCGAGAAGGTAGGCGGATTCGATCCGGTATACGGTCGCGGCATGTACGAACACAGCGATCTCGCCCTGCGCATTCATAACGCTGGATTTACTACGTGGGCTTATGCCGATGTAACTGATTCAGAAAAGCTGATTCATTCTCTTGATGAGCATGAGGCCGTGGAGCGTTCGGTACCGAAACCAGACCGGCAGGCGCTGGTGGAACGTAACGTTAAAATCCACAACGAACGGCGTGATGCCGGGTTTACCGGTTACGTGGAGTATCGGCGGCAGCGCGACGTGGTTATCACTACTCTGCTGACCAGCCAGCCTGACCCGCAGCGCGGTACGAAAATGCTGGCCGCACCTGACATGCTGAGCAAATGGGCGGTATCGCTGCGTAACTGTGGACGTATTGCGCTGGTGGATGAACTGCAGACAGCCCCGGCAGACGTTGAGCTATACCGCGTTCCTGACGTGAAGATGAACGTCTACTTCCGGCGCTGGCTGCACATCTGGCAGCATCTGCGAGACCACCCTGAATACCGGCTCGTCTGGTGTACCGATGGTACCGATGTCGAAATGCTCCGTGCACCGTGGGAAGAAATGCAGCCCGGGAATGTTTACGTCGGTTCTGAACCTAAGACCTACGCCGACACCTGGGCAAAGCAGAATCACCCGGAGCGTATCTATCAGGAGTTCATTGAAGCGCACCGCAATAATGTGATGCTTAACGCTGGTCTGCTGGGTGGCAGCCGCGCTGATGTTATGGCATTTGCTCACGGCATCATCCGTCTTTACTACCGGATAGAGAGTTATCGTTTCTGGAAGAAAGAACAGGCTGGCGCCGCGGTGGGGGATATGATCGCTTTCGGCATTGTCGCGCAGTCATTTGGCGATCGAGTTGTCACCGGCCCGCGCATCCACACAGTGTTTAAGTCTGATGGTATCGGTAAGGAGTTTGCTTGGTGGAAGCACAAATAAGTGACCAGAAATTAATGAACGATATAAGTCAGCAACAAGGTTTTGATCTGGCAAAACTGAAAAAGATAAATTGTTTTAGTTTTAGCCAGCCAAAACCCAAGCTGATTATCCATCCTAATCATGTTCAGGAAGAGTCTGAGAGTGACGTGAGTGAAAAATAACGTTTCTCATGACTTGTCTGGCGGCCTGTAGATCTAAGTTGTCAACTGCAACCTTAATATGTTCATTGATGTTCATCATTGCGTTGCAATAGCCAGGGCGGGTTGGTATTGAAGTTTTAACTTCGATACCATTTGAAACCAGTGAACCTATAGCTTCTAGCACATTCTCATGAGTGAGGTTATTCATGTTTTCAGAACGCAATGGCTGAAATACAAAACCTGTTTCGTCTTGTTTGATTAGTATTTTTGAACGGTCTGGGCGCATGTCATCACGAAGGAAAGGCATCACCCGCCAGCCGCAATACCATGTCCGACAAACATCAGGCCTTTGATCATAGATACTGCAGCCTGTTTGGTTAGATAGGTAAGGGCAGCGTACATCTGCTTTCTTTGTTAACGCTGGGTTTTCAATCCGCAAGTTTATGCAGCAAACATTGCACTCATTGCACTGCCGATCTGCAACTAAGTAATCACTTAACGACATCTTGGCCTCATTAGTGTGATAGGAAAGTCTCAAGCTTTGTTTGCCCATACTTTATAGATGGGTAATGTTCATTCATATCCTGACAAATGATCAGTAGCCGCCATCGTGCGGCTTTTTTATTGGAGATTTGCTGGTGGCTGAAGACATAAAGTTTGTGGTGGTCGGCCATCACACCCGCTTAAGTAATGCACAACGTCTTGCTGCGCTGCTGGATGCCCATCTGCTTATTGATGACGGTAACCAAGGTGCGAACTGGAATCATCGCCGCGCGCTTGAGTGGGCAGCAGAACAAACCTGCCGGGTAGTGGTGTTGGAAGACGACGCGCTGCTGGTTGAGGGATTCACCGAGAAGGTAATGGACTGGCTAGCGCGCTTTCCTGACGACATGCTGAGCTTTTATCTCGGTACCGGCCGACCGCCGCAGTATCAAAAAGAGATTGCCGGAATGCTGGTGGATGCGGATCGCGTCTGTGGTGACCACATCGTATTAAGCAAACTGATTCACGGCGTATGTTACAGCCCTCCTCAGGGCAGGCTGGCGCGCATGCTCAGCACATGGAACAAAACGCTGGCAGCTGATTACGCCGTCGGTGAGGCATTCGGTGGCCGGGTGATTTATCCGTGTTACTCGCTGGTGGATCACGCTGACCTCCCGACGGTTGAGCGTCACCCTGACAACGAGCCGAGGACGGAACGGCGGCGCGCATGGAGACTGGCATGAACAAAGAGCCCCGCGTATATGGCAGCCGATGGGATAAGGCCCGTCTGCGTTTCCTGCAGCAGCACCCACTATGTGTGATGTGCGAGCAGCAGGGGCGAATAACCCCAGCAACGGTGGTTGACCATATCGAACCCCACAAACTCAAAGATGCTCTTAAGTCAGGTAACCCGCTGGCCATATCGAAAGCACAGCACCTGTTCTGGAGTAAAGAGAACTGGCAGCCACTGTGCAAAGCGCATCATGACTCAACGAAACAGAGAATGGAGAAGAGCGGCGCGGTAATAGGCTGTGATGCCAACGGCTACCCGCTCGATCCTGCGTCTCACTGGAGCACGTAATGAAAGACCTCAGCATTGAATACCGCAATGGAAAATTCGTTCGCCTGGTGATTGATGGCGTGGAGATGAAGGACGTGACATCCATTCAGTTCTCGCACGCTGTAGGGCAGGAGGTGCCGACAGTGACCGTCTCAGGGCATCTTGTCTCCGGGCACGGGAAAGGCGATCAGAAACTCGAACAGGTAGACAAACATTCGGCATAGCGCGGCGGCGGCAAGGCGATTAGCTATTATGTGAAATCATTTCAAATGCAACGATGTCAAATGGGAATGAATCGCATCATGGCAGGGGGGGGATCAAATCTTCAAAACCTTTGCCCCAAATGACCGCCGCCAAAGTTTGATTTTAACGCTAACCCGATTTTTTTAGTTTTAAGGTGTTGACATATGGCAGATAAACGAACCCGTTCCGACAGTTCGGCGGCAGCGGTTCAGGCCATGAAAAATGCAGCAGTGGACACCATCGATCCTCCGTCCCATGCAGGTTTGGAAAAAAAAGCCGAACCATTCTGGCATGACAATATCAGATCGAAAGCTCTGGACAGCTGGACGCCGGCCGACCTTCTGGCCGCTGCAGAACTGGCAAATAACCAGCTCTATCTCACCGTTTTACGCAGAGATTTGCGAAAAGAAGAACGCGCGCGCGGTGAAGCGAGAAATGAGGCGCTGATTAAAAACCTCCGCAAACAAATTCCTGATTTGCAGCGAACTATCCTGGCTCAGCGCCGTGACCTGCAGATCCATTCCCATGCAACCAACGGTGAAAGCCGCGACCAGAAGAAACGCAATCAGAATGATCGTGATGCACGAAACACCAAAACCGAGCATCAGGACCAGGACGACAACCTGATCGCCTTTCCCAAGCACGGATAAAAGACTATGACGCGAGGTGAGCGTGTAATAGCGTTCATTGAGCGCTTTTGCATCGTGCCGGAAGGCAAGCTTATCGGCCAGCCTATGCGGTTGGACCCCTTTCAGAAAGATTTCATCCTGGCGGTTTACGACAATCCAGCCGGAACGGATATGGCGATCCTCAGCATCGCCCGAAAAAACGGTAAAACAGGCTTAATCGCTGGAATCCTGCTGGCTCACCTGGTGGGGCCTGAAGCGGTCCAGAACACGCAGATTGTCAGCGGTGCACTTAGCCGGGAACAGGCGGCCATCGTTTTTAACCTCGCGGTGAAGATGGTCAACCTGAACCCTAAGCTGCAGGAGATTGTGCACATTACGCCAAGCGGCAAAAAGCTGATCGGCCTGCCGTGTAACGTCGAATACAAGGCTTTATCCGCAGAAGGAAAGACGACGCACGGCCTTTCCCCCATTCTGGCCATTCTCGATGAAACCGGGCAGGTTAGGGGGCCGCAGGATGATTTTATCGATGCAATAACTACCGCACAGGGGGCGCATGAAAACCCGCTGCTGATTGTTATCAGTACCCAGGCAGCAAACGATGCCGACCTGCTGAGCATCTGGATTGATGATGCGGTCAAATCGAAAGATCCGCACATCGTGTGCCACGTTTATGAAGCGCCAAAGGACGCTGATATCAGTAAACGCGATTCCTGGCTGGCTGCGAACCCGGCGCTGGGAACATTCAGGTCAGAAAAAGACATGGCGCGCCAGGCCGAGAAAGCAGGCCGAATGCCAAGCTTCGAAAACACCTTCCGAAATCTCAACCTCAATCAGCGCGTGTCTACCGTATCGCCGTTTATCTCCCGCAGCGTGTGGGAGCTTTGCGGAGAGATGCCGATTAACACCCCGAGGAAGTGGTACGCGGGGCTGGATCTGTCAGCCAGGAACGACTTAACGGCGCTGGTTATAGCTGGTGAAGCAGATGATGGTGTCTGGGATGTTTTTCCCTTCTTCTGGACACCGCAAAAGACTCTTGAAGAGCGAACCAAAACGGACCGCGCACCCTATGACGTTTGGGTTAGAGAGGGGCTGCTGCGCACCACGCCAGGCGCTTCGGTGGATTACTCATTCGTCGTTGCGGATATCGCTGAAATTATCGGTGATTTCGACCTTACCTCGATGGCTTTTGACCGCTGGCGCATTGACCAGTTCAGGAAGGATGCCGATGCCATTGGGCTGAGCCTCCCGCTGGTCGAGTTCGGCCAGGGCTTTAAGGATATGGGGCCAGCTGTAGACACGCTGGAGTCTCTGATGCTTAACGGGCGCGTAAGGCATGGCATGCACCCAGTATTAACGATGTGTGCTGTGAATGCGGTGGTGGTGAAAGATGCTGCTGGCAACCGCAAGCTCGATAAGTCCAAAGCAACAGGCCGTATTGATGGCATGGTCGCAATGACAATGTCCGTTGGTGCTGCTAATGGGGAAGTTACCGAACAGGGTGGTGACTTCGATGACTTCATTTTCCGACCGCTGAGCATGTGATGGAAGAACCTAAATACACGATTGACCTGCGCACCAATAACGGCTGGTGGGCAAGGCTGCAGTCCTGGTTTGTCGGCGGGCGTTTAGTCACCCCAAATCAGGGCTCACAGACGGGGCCTGTTTCGGCCCACGGACACCTGGGCGATTCATCCATTAACGATGAACGGATACTGCAAATTTCGACGGTTTGGCGCTGCGTGAGCCTGATTTCAACGCTCACGGCATGCTTACCGCTTGATGTCTTCGAAACAGACCAGAATGACAACCGCAAAAAAGTGGGTTTGAGCAATCCGCTGGCGCGACTGCTGCGCTACTCCCCTAATCAGTACATGACCGCCCAGGAATTCAGGGAGGCCATGACGATGCAGCTCTGTTTCTATGGTAACGCGTATGCACTGGTGGACCGCAACAGCGCGGGTGACGTGATAAGCCTTCTCCCGCTTCAGTCTGCCAATATGGATGTGAAACTCGTCGGAAAAAAAGTGGTTTATCGCTATCAACGCGACAGCGAATACGCCGACTTTTCGCAGAGAGAGATTTTTCACCTTAAAGGCTTCGGATTCACCGGGCTGGTCGGCCTGTCACCCATTGCTTTTGCCTGTAAATCGGCAGGTGTGGCAGTTGCGATGGAGGACCAGCAGCGAGATTTCTTTGCCAACGGCGCCAAGTCTCCGCAAATCCTCTCAACCGGCGAAAAAGTGCTGACTGAACAGCAGCGCTCGCAGGTCGAAGAGAACTTCAAAGAGATCGCTGGCGGTCCGGTTAAAAAACGCCTCTGGATTCTGGAAGCGGGCTTTTCCACCTCGGCAATTGGCGTAACGCCGCAGGATGCCGAAATGATGGCGTCCCGAAAATTTCAGGTAAGTGAACTGGCGCGATTCTTTGGCGTACCGCCTCACCTTGTCGGCGACGTCGAGAAATCAACGAGCTGGGGATCGGGCATCGAGCAGCAGAATCTCGGCTTCCTGCAGTACACCCTGCAGCCCTATATCTCCCGGTGGGAAAATAGTATTCAGCGTTGGCTTATTCCTGTTAAGGATGTTGGCCGCATTCATGCTGAGCACAACCTCGACGGCCTGCTGAGGGGCGATTCGGCATCCCGCGCTGCCTTTATGAAGGCAATGGGAGAGGCAGGGCTACGCACCATCAACGAGATGCGACGAACGGACAACCTCCCGCCATTGCCGGGTGGCGATGTGGCAATGCGCCAGTCGCAATACGTGCCGATCACCGATTTAGGAACCAACAAAGAGCCCCGTAATAACGGGGCTTAATTTTTATGGGGGCCGTAATGCCTGAAATCGTAAAAACGCTGTCCTTCGACGAGACAGAAATCAAATTCACCGGTGACGGTAAACAGGGGATTTTTGAAGGCTACGCCTCTGTTTTTAATAACACCGATTCCGATGGCGACATCATTCTGCCCGGGGCGTTTAAAAACGCGCTGGCTAACCAGACCCGCAAAGTGGCGATGTTTTTCAACCACAAGACGTGGGAGCTGCCGGTTGGTAAATGGGACAGCCTGGCCGAAGACGAAAAAGGCCTGTATGTACGCGGTCAACTTACCCCAGGGCACAGCGGCGCCGCCGACCTGAAAGCGGCAATGCAGCACGGTACGGTTGAAGGTATGTCGGTTGGCTTTTCCGTTGCGAAAGACGATTACACCATCATTCCAACAGGACGCGTTTTTAAGAATATCCAGGCTCTGCGCGAAATCAGCGTCTGCACTTTCCCCGCCAACGAACAGGCTGGCATCGCAGCCATGAAAAGTGTCGATGGCATTGAAACGATCCGTGATGTGGAGAACTGGCTGAGGGATTCAGTCGGCCTCACCAAATCACAGGCAGTAGGGTTAATAGCCCGGTTTAAGTCAGCGATTCGGAGCGAGTCCGAGGGCGACGGAAACGAAGCACAAATAAACGCTCTGCTTCAGAGCATCAAATCTTTCCCTTCTAACTTAGGTAATTAATTATGTCTGAACTCGCTCTCATTCAAAAAGCTATCGAAGAGTCCCAGCAGAAAATGTCCCAGCTTTTCGATGCACAGAAAGCTGAAATCGAAAGCACGGGTAAGGTATCCAAACAGCTGCAGTCGGACCTTGCGAAAGTACAGGAAGAACTGACCAAATCCGGCACTCGCCTCTTCGATCTTGAGCAGAAACTGGCCTCCGGTGCCGAAAATGCGGGTGAGAAGAAATCCTTCTCCGAACGCGCAGCGGAAGAACTGCAGAAGTCCTGGAACGGCAGCAAAGGCAGCTTCGACGCGAAAACCTTTAACAAGTCGCTGGGCAGTGATTCTGATTCTGCAGGTAGCCTGATCCAGCCGATGCAGGTTCCAGGCATCATCATGCCGGGCCTGCGCCGTCTGACCATTCGTGATCTTCTGGCGCAGGGCCGCATTTCCAGTAACTCCCTGGAATATGTCCGTGAAGAGGTGTTTACCAATAACGCCGATGTGGTGGCCGAGAAGGCGCTGAAACCTGAATCGGATATTACCTTCAGCAAGCAGACCGCGAACGTGAAGACCATCGCCCACTGGGTGCAGGCGTCACGTCAGGTTATGGATGATGCGCCAATGCTGCAGTCATACGTCAACAACCGCCTCATGTACGGTCTGGCGCTGAAGGAAGAAGGCCAGCTGCTGAACGGCGACGGTACCGGGGATAACCTGGAAGGTCTGAACAAAGTGGCAACCGCCTACGACACCTCGCTGAATGCCACCGGCGACACCCGCGCTGACATTATCGCTCACGCTATTTACCAGGTGACAGAGTCTGAGTTTAGCGCTTCCGGTATCGTCCTGAACCCGCGCGACTGGCACAACATCGCGCTGCTGAAAGACAACGAAGGCCGCTATATCTTCGGTGGTCCTCAGGCGTTTACCAGCAACATCATGTGGGGCCTGCCAGTGGTTCCGACTAAGGCGCAGGCCGCAGGCACCTTTACGGTGGGCGGATTTGATATGGCCTCACAGGTGTGGGATCGCATGGATGCCACCGTGGAAGTCAGCCGTGAAGACCGCGATAACTTCGTGAAAAACATGCTGACCATCCTCTGTGAAGAGCGCCTGGCGCTGGCGCACTATCGCCCGACGGCAATCATCAAGGGCAGTTTCTCTTCTGGCTCATGATGGAGGGGGCGGGGTGACCCGCCCTTTTAACGTATGGCGATAGATGTTCTGGATGTAATTGGCCTCCGTCTGTTTAAGCAGCAGATTGAATTTGAAGAAGACGACAGGGACGAGCTGATCACTCTGTACGCTCAGGCAGCTTTTGACTACTGCATACGCTGGTGCGATGAACCAGCGTGGAAAGTTGCAGCTGATATTCCTGCAGCCGTTAAGGGCGCTGTTCTCCTTGTCTTTGCTGACATGTTTGAACACCGCACCGCGCAAAGCGAAATACAGCTATATGAGAACGCTGCAGCAGAACGCATGATGTTCATCCATCGCAACTGGCGCGGTAAATCTGAACCTGAGGAGGGCTCCTGATGGAACCTGGACGATTCAGGCACCGGGTAAAAATTCTCACCTTCACGACGTCGCGCGATCCATCTGGTCAGCCGGTTGAATCGTGGAGTGGTGGCAACCCGGTCCCGGCTGAGGTGAAAGGGATCAGCGGCAGAGAGCAGATGTCTGGCGGTGCGGAAACTGCGCAGGCAACCATTCGCGTCTGGATGCGCTTCAGGGCTGAGCTGAATGCCTCTTCGCGTCTGGAAGTGCTCAGCGGCCCGTATAAAGGTCAGGTGCTAAATATCATCGGTCCTCCTGTAGCAAATGCGACCGGCACTCGCCTGGAAATTCTTTGCAAAACGGGAGCCGAAAAATGATTGAGACGAGCCTCGATTTTTCCGGGTTAAATGACATCGCAAAGGATCTGGAGGCGCTTAGCCGCGCTGAAAACAACAAGGTCCTGCGTGATGCCACGCGCGCTGGCGCCGAAGTGCTTAAGGAAGAAGTGATCGCCCGCGCGCCGGTACGTACCGGGAAACTGAAAAAAAACGTGATGGTGGTGACCCAAAAAAGCCGCCGCCGCGGGGAAATTTCTTCTGGTGTCCACATTCGTGGTGTTAACCCGCGCACCGGGAACAGCGATAACACGATGAAGGCGAATAACCCGAGAAACGCCTTTTACTGGCGATTCGTCGAAATAGGTACCGTTAACATGCCGCCGCACCCTTTCATTCGTCCCGCGTTCGATGTACGCCAGGAGCAGGCAACGGAGGTCGCAATCAGGCGCATGAACCAGGCCATTGACGAGGCATTAAGCAAATGACGGAAGACGATCTCTATCCTCTGCTGGAGTCGCTGGCCGGAGGGCAGGTTTATCCCTACGTTGCGCCGCTCGGCAGTGACGGAAAGCCTTCAGTCTCTCCGCCCTGGGTAATTTTCTCGATTATTACCGACGTGGCTGCAGACGTTCTTTGCGGTCAGGCTGAATCTGCCGTTTCTGTGCAGGTTGATGTCTATTCCAGCACCATCGCCGAAGCGCGCACGATCAGGAATATGGCGCTTGATGCTCTGCAGGTGCTGAAGCCGGAAAGCATTGTGAAAACGCCGGGCTATGAGCCTGATCTGCGCTATCACCGGGCGACGCTTGAATTTCAGGTAACCGTCTGACCAGACCTAAACCATACCACCCGCTCCGGCGGGTTTTTTATTTCAGGAGACAGTTATGTCCTCACTTTATGAAAAATCACAGGGCACGAAGATTCAGATCACTTCTGCCCCGGCAACGCCAGAAACGGTCGGTTCAGCAACCTATCTGGATTTGCAGTGCACCATTAAAGAGGTGCAGTTCACTGGCGGTCAGAAACAGGATATCGACGTCACAACCCTGTGTTCAACAGAGCAGGAGAATATCAACGGCTTGGGTGCGCAGTCAGAAATTTCACTGTCGGGTAACTTCTACTCTAACCCGGCGCAGGATGCCCTGCGTGAAGCCTATGACAACGACACCACATACGGTTTCAAAATCATTTTCCCTTCTGGGATCGGCTTCCAGTTTCTGGCTGAAGTTCGCCAGCACACCTGGTCTTCCGGTACAAACAGCGTCGTGGCCGCAACTTTCTCGCTGCGTCTAAAAGGTAAGCCTCAGAAAATTGATCCAGGCTCATAAGGAGAAACCGATGAAATCTATTAAGGAGCTCGCGCTTTCGCGTCAGTCTGCATTCCGTCACGTTACTGTTGAAGTGCCGGAATGGGATGGTGTAACGATTATGCTCAGGGAGCCATCAGCAGAAGCATGGTTGCACTGGCAGGACGTGATTAAGCCTGGTGATACTGATGGTGAGCTGTCCGTGTCAGAACGTGCGCACCGAAATCTCCGCGCTGATGTCACATTATTTATTGACGTGTTGTTTGACGAACAGGGTGAACCGGTGTTCAGCAAAGATGATTTTGCCGATGTTGAAGCGGTATATGGCCCTGTTCATGCGCGGCTGCTGCGTCAGGCTCTTAACCTGACCACTGATCCGAAGGAGGCTGAGGGAAAGTAGCACAGCCCGGTATGCGGTTTCTGATGTCGCTTGCGCTCCGCATGGGGCGCACTCTATCAGAGCTTCGGGATGTCATGTCTGCCAGTGAACTCAGGCTCTGGGCTGAATTTGATAAACACAGCCCAATCGGTGATATCCGGGGAGACATTCAGGCTGCGCAAATTGCAACTGCTGTGTTTAATGCTCAGGGATCGAAAGCCACGATGAGCGACATGCTGCTGCGCTGGCAGCGTGATCCTGATGAAGAGGGTGCAGACCCGTTTGCCGGGCTTGAGGCGGCGCTAACTGCTGCGACGCAGTGACATTTAGCCCAGAAAATATTAGGATTTGTTAGACTAATTATTCTGGAGATATATAAAATGGAAAAAATACTTCTGGTTGCGGTTTTAACATTATTGGCTGGTTGTTCTACTCAACCCGTAAATACTGAGCAAGCGTCTGTTGTTCCACCGGATAGGATCTGGGATAAGAAAGCGACCAGCAAGACGCCAGATACTGGTGTAATAATTGTTAAACGCGATTCCGGATTTATTGGGAGCGCATGTCTTGCAAGCGTTTATTTGGATGGAAATCCAATAGCAGATTTAAGCACAAGAGAAAAAGTTACACTGTATGCGAAACCTGGTCGACATATTTTAAGTGCAACGCCTCATGGTTGGTGTGCTGGTGGTATGGTTGAGGTAGGCGCTGATGTTATTTTAGGTAAAACATTAATTTATAGAATTGGTTATGGTGCTAATGGTGATTACAGATTTTCTCCAACAGCGTTTTAACTATCTCAGACAAATAAGAAGCCCGCCAATTGGCGGGTTTTTTTATGGGTGAAATATGGCTACGTTGCGCGAACTGATCATTAAAATTTCTGCAAATTCTCAGTCATTCCAGTCAGAAATTTCCCGAGCATCTCGAATGGGTAATGACTATTACCGGGTAATGCAGACAGGAGGACGCCAGGCAGCAGCAGCGTCTCGGGAGACTCAGCGCGCACTGGCGGAGGTTACCAGTCAGATAAATACCGCGAAGGCGTCGGCTCTGGGGATGGCCGGGGCATTCGCTGGAGCATTTGCCACCGGTCATCTTATTTCACTGGCCGATGAATGGAGCTCTGTTAATGCCCGTCTTAAGCAGGCCTCTCAGTCATCTGATGATTTTACGGAATCTCAGCGTGCGCTGATGGATATCAGCCAACGAACCGGCACCGCCTTCTCTGATAATGCGAGCCTGTTTGCGCGTTCCGCTGCATCAATGCGTGAATATGGTTACAGCTCACAGCAAGTACTGGATGTTACCGAGGCCATTTCTACCGGGCTGAAGCTTTCCGGGGCCAGCACGGCAGAAGCAAGTTCTGTAATCACCCAGTTTAGCCAAGCGTTAGCACAGGGCGTGCTGCGCGGCGAGGAGTTCAATTCTGTTAACGAAAACGGAGATCGGGTTATCCGCGCTCTTGCCGCAGGGATGGGGGTGGCTCGTAAAGATCTGAAGGCAATGGCCGACCAAGGTCTGCTTACTGCTGATAAAGTTGTCCCAGCCCTGATTAGCCAACTTGGCACAATGCGCGGTGAATTCGAGGCAATGCCGCAGACCGTTTCAGCCGCAACGACAAAAATTGAAAATGCCTTCATGGCTTGGGTTGGCGGAGCAAATGAAGCCACCGGCGCTACAGCTACTCTGGTCAGCGTGATGAATGGGGTGGCTGACAATATTGATACAGTTGCGGCTGCTGCAGGTGTTTTAGCCTCTATCGGTGGCGCTCGGTATTTGGGCGGTAAGTTGAGCGATCTCGGAAGCGAAACAGCTAACCTGATTGACGCTCGTAAAAATGAAATAGCCCTGGCAGCTGCCCGCGCCGAATCAGCTACCCAGTCGCAAAGAAAAGCGGCTGCTGATGCTCTGGCCGCAGAACGTGCCTATCAACTCGCCCAGTCAGAACTGGCTCTGGCAAAAAATACCAATGCTGAAGCGCTGGCAACGCAAAATGCTATTGCGAAGCGTCAGGCGATGATCGCTGCGAATGCCGCGCTTGTGCAGTCAAACCGTGCTGTGGCAACTTCTCAGGAAGCGCTGAACAAAATTACATCGGCTATGAATTTGGTTAAAGCCGGTGCATCTGGGCTGCTATCCCTTGTTGGTGGTATTCCCGGGATTCTGATGCTTGGTGCTGGTGCCTGGTACACCATGTATCAAAAGCAGGAGCAAGCGCGTGAATCTGCTATTCAGTACGCATCAACTTTGGACGAAGTAGTTGAAAAGTCGAAACAGATGAGTCCGGCACAAATTAAGGGGGCTATTGCTGATGCCGGAGACTCAATTGATGCTTTAAAACGAAAATTAAATGATTTAAGAGATCAGCAAGACAGCGCAAGTGCGTCTATTAAGCAATATACGGACTTAGCTAAACAGTTCGGCGTAGAGAATGACACCAATAACGGTTATGTCATTAATGCGATAAAATACCAACGCGAATACGATAAAATTTCCAGGGATATAGCAGAAACCACTTCAAGGTTAAATCAGACAATATCAAATCAAAACAAGCTTCAGGGAGAGGCTATAAATAAAACCGTTGAAATGGCGGGGGCGGTTGGCTCGCTGACGGAAATGTATGATCGTCTGAACAAAGTAACCAAGCAGTATACACCTGTATCACCGCCAAAATATGCAGGGCCAGTACTTCCCGCGCTTGATTCAAAGCAACAACAAGCTATTGAGAAAGCACAGCGACAGCTTGAGCTATCTGGCCTTCAGGGATTGGATAAGGCTCGAAAGCAGGCGGAATTCGATGCATCAGATCTGAACCTTCCAGCTGGTTGGCGTGAGAAGTATGTTAGCATGGAAGTTGAGTCTGCCAGGCAGTTGCAAGCAGTTCGTGACTCCAGCCGCCATAAGGGCGGGAAATCCGAGGCTGAAAAAACAGCTGATACCTATGACAAGCTGATCAAGCAGCAGAAAGAGCAGATCGCGCTGGCAGGTCAGAATACCGAACTGGCAAAACTGAAATACCAAGTGAGTCAGGGGGAACTGGCGACTCTTACAGAGGCCCAGAAACAAACTCTGCTGCAAAATGCTGCACTTATTGATCAGCGGAAAATTAGGGAGCAGCTGTCGGCGTATGAGGCAAACCTTGCCGATGCCAACGCCAGCGCGCGTGCATCAAACCAGGCTGAGCTCACTGGATACGGGCAGGGTAGCCGTATGCGTGAGCGTATGCAGGAAATGCTGCGTATCAGGGAGGAATTTCAACAGAAAAATGTTGATCTCCAGCGTCAGTATCAGTCTGGTGATATCACGGAAGAGCTGTATCGACAGGAACTGGAGCTGAATAAACGCTATCTCGATGAACGTTTACGCGATCAACAGGGCTTCTATGCTGCTTCTGATGCCCAGAGAAGCAACTGGGCAGCCGGCATGAAAGAGGGGTTTGCTAACTGGGTGGATACTGCGTCGGATTACGCCTCACAATCCGCTGACCTAGTTAACAACAGCATGTCTGGTCTTGTGGGGAATATTTCTGAAGCTCTTGCTGGTAACAAGGTTGACTGGGAGGACTGGTCGAAATCAGTGCTTGCTTCAATGCAGAAAATTATCCTCAACGCGATGATCGTCAACTCTCTGCAGTCTTCTATGGGCGATGGTGGTTTCCTTGGCGGCTTGTTTGGCAGTTCTGCTGGTGGCTCAACACCGTCTGGTTCTTATAATTCGGCAGCATCTGGCCTTCAGCTCAACGCAAAGGGTGGCACTTACGCTTCTGCCAGCCTCAGCGCTTACAGTAACAGCATTGTCAGATCACCCACATACTTTGCTTTTGCGAAAGGTGCTGGATTGATGGGAGAGGCAGGACCAGAAGCCATTATGCCGCTCACGCGATCTGCAGATGGTTCTCTCGGCGTTCGTGCGGTCGGAGGTGGCGTAGGTCAGTCTGTATCTTCGGCGCCACAGGTTTATATCACCATCGATGGTAACGGAAACACTCAAACGCAGGCGGCGACAGGCTACGAACAATTTGCGCGAGAAGTTGGTGCTTTTACAGATAAGCGTTACAGGGAACTGATAATGAGAGATTTAGCGCCAGGCGGCGCTATCTGGAATATGGCAAAAGGGGGGCGAGGATGACTATAGAAATTTTCACCTGGTGCCCACGAATTAACGCTGAGGCTGATACAAGTTTCCGCGTCAGGAAAGCCCAATTTGGCGATGGATATGAGCAGGTTTCAGGGGATGGATTGAACACCAGAACCCAGCAATGGACGCTCAACTTCACTGGAAACGAAACCTACATTTCCGCCATAAAGACTTTTCTCGACAGGCATGAAGGAACGAAAGCCTTTCAGTGGAAGCCGCCGCTCGAGCCTTTGGGTTTGTATCGTTGCGAAACGTATAAACCTACCGGGCTCGGTGCGGGGAAATTCAACCTTGAAGCAACATTCATCCAGGCATTTAAACCATGAGTCTCAATGCAGATTATCAGAAGCTTGAGCCCGGCGATGCAGTCAGGCTTTATGAGGTCGATGGAACGGCCTTTGGTACAGGCGAGGTGCTGAGATTTCACAGCTACAACCTGGCTCATACTGAGGCGGAAATTGTCGCAGCAGGGGGAGACGAAAATAATCTCCCGGCTAAATCAATCTGGTGGCAGGGTGAGGAGTATAAAGCCTGGCCCTGCCAGATTGAGGGGATCGAAGCGTCTACGAGTGGAAGCAGCGCGCAGCCAAAATTATCGGTGGCTAACCTTGATAGCTCCATAACGGCACTCTGCCTGGCTTATGACGATATGCTGCAGGCGAAAGTGACAATCCATGACACGTTGGGAAAATATCTTGACGCGATTAACTTTGCCGACGGCAATCCAACAGCTGATCCGACCCAGGAAAAGTTGAAGGTTTTCTACATCGATGCAAAGAGCAGTGAAACGAACGAAGTGGTTGAGTTCACGCTATCCAGCCCGATGGACCTGCAGGGGCAAATGATCCCGACGCGGCAGCTTCATTCTCTGTGCGCCTGGTGCATCAGGAACAAGTATCGCACCGGCGACGGCTGCGATTATGCCGGAACCAACTATTTCGACAAAAACAACAACCCGGTGAGCGATCCGTCGCTGGATGAATGCAACGGCACTCTGACGGCCTGCAAACTTCGGTTCGGAGAAAATAACGAGCTCTCGTTTGGTGGGTTCCCTGGCACGTCTTTGATTAGGAGCTGATATGCGGCAGAAAACCATTGATGCCATTATGGCGCATGCTGCAGCTGAATATCCTCGCGAGTGCTGCGGCGTGGTGGCGCAGAAAAGCCGTGTTGAACGTTATTACCCGTGCCGCAACCTTGCCACAGAGCCGGAGGACAATTTTGTCCTCTGCCCGGAAGATTACGCAGCTGCTGAGGACTGGGGGACGGTGATCGCCATCGCGCACAGTCACCCTGATGCAACGACACAGCCGAGCGAACTGGATAAAGCGCAATGCGACGCAACGCTTTTACCCTGGCATATTGTGAGCTGGCCGGAGGGGGATTTACGCACCATCCAGCCGCGCGGAGAACTGCCGCTGCTGGAGCGCCCGTTTGTACTTGGTCACTTTGACTGCTGGGGGCTGGTAATGAGCTATTTCCGGCAAACGCATGGTATCGAGCTACACGATTACCGGGTTGATTATCCCTGGTGGGAAAATGTTTATTCGGACAATTTCTATCAGGATTGCTGGTACGAATGTGGATTCCGTGAATTCGACGGGCCCCCGAAACCCGGCGATATGGTGATCATGCAGGTCCAGGCTGATAAGTGGAATCACGCAGGGATATTGCTGGAGGGAAATATGCTGCTGCACCACCTGTACGGCCATCTGAGCCAGCGCGTGCCGTATGGTGGCTACTGGCAGGAAAGAACGATGAAGATTCTACGTTACAAATCTCTGTGCTAACCTTTTGCAAAACGAAAAAAGGGGTTAGGGATATGAGGAAATTTCTTTCGATATTGGCGTGTAGCCTGATTGTGGTTAGTTGCACACCTTCTGAAAAGGATTTCATTGACATGGGGGAGTCCTTAGTCAAGGACACCCTCAAAGATCCGGAGAGCGCTAAGTTTGAATCATTTTTCCGCGATTTTGGTGAAAATACTGGATATGTTTGCGGTTATGTGAATGCTAAAAATTCATACGGCGCATATACGGGTAAAAAACCATATTATGTGCGGATTGAGGTCAAAGATGGAAAGGTCAATAATCATGGACCAATCATCATAATTAATGACCAAGACCAAAAGAAATTTGATTCCTATGAGTCAATCTGTCAAAAGGACTGATGTGCGATGAAAAAGATTATCTTACCAATTTTTATCTTCCTGCTGGTGGGTTGTTCTGTTTCCTCATTGGAAAAACAAAAACCTATTCTATCAGAGCATTCAACAAAAACTGTTGATGAAGTTAACCGTTGCCTTGCTCCTAAATGGGTGGAGCTACGTTCTTCAAGCTCCAGCATACCCACTGAGTCAGGATACAAAATCACAGCATCTGACGATATATTCGGTGCTCTTTCAGTAGTGAATATCGATAAATCAGCGACAGGTGGAAGCGATATAAAGGTTTATGCCGTCGCGAAAGGATGGAACGACCACTGGGCTACGGCCGCCAGATCATGTCTTTGAAAAAGCCAAAAATAATCTAAGCCACCTTCGGGGTGGCTTTTTTTATGGAGAATGAAAATGTCAGAGGTTATGACCCGAATTGAGCTCGGCGGTGTTTTGGGTAAAACCTACGGGAAGGTTCACCATCGCCTAATAAGAACAACCGCAGAGGCGATCAACTCTCTTACAAAAACAATAGACGGGCTGGAGAAATTCCTGATCACCAGCAAAGCAAGGAGCCTGACTTACGCCGTCTTTAAAGATAAAAAAAATATCGGGAAGGATGATTTTGGTTTTCCGGTAACCGGTGAAGTTATTCGAATTGTCCCGGTTGTAATAGGAAGTAAAAAAGCCGGGGTATTACAGACAATCCTTGGCGCCGTGCTCGTCGTTGTTGGGGTAGCCATTGGCTATTTCTCAGGTGGCACTCTATCAGCGGTGGGATATGGGGCTGCGAAATTCGGTGCAGCCATGATGCTGGGAGGTGTTGTCCAAATGCTATCTCCTCAACCTGCAGGTCTGGCCAGCAAACAAAGCGCAGATAACCGTGCATCATACGCATTCGGCGGTGTTACAAACACCGCGGCACAGGGGTACCCGGTGCCTCTGCTTTATGGTAAGCGTCGAATCGGCGGAGCGATTATTTCTGCCGGAATTTATGTCGAAGATCAGCAGTAGATAACTAACCTTTTTTCTGGCCACCTTCGGGTGGCTTTTTTTATGGGCGCAATATGGCTACAGATAAAGTGTTAAAAGGCCGCAAGGGCGGCAGCTCAAGTTCCCGAACCCCTACCGAACAGCCTGATGATCTGCAATCTGTAGCAAAGGCAAAAATCCTCGTTGCGCTTGGGGAAGGGGAGTTTGCAGGGCAGCTAACCGGCAAAGATATCTACCTGGACGGAACGGCACTGGAGAATGCTGACGGCTCCCAAAACTTCATCGGCGTTACATGGGAGTTTCGCGCAGGAACGCAGGCGCAAAAATATATTCAGGGTATTCCCGGTACCGAAAACGAAATCAGCGTAGGAACTGAGGTATCAAGCGCTACAGCCTGGACGCGCACGTTTACTAATACGCAGCTTTCAGCAGTTCGCCTGCGTCTGAAATGGCCCTCGCTTTTCAAACAGGAGGACGACGGCGATCTGGTTGGTTACTCGGTCAATTATGCGATTGACCTGCAGACGGACGGCGGCGCGTGGCAGACGGTACTCAATACCAGCGTGACCGGAAAAACGACGTCTGGTTATGAGCGCAGCCATCGTATTGATTTACCGCAGGCTGGCAGCACCTGGACAATCCGCCTGCGTAAGATTACCTCTGACGCCAACAGCGCGAAGATCGGCGACACGATGACGCTGCAGAGCTTCACCGAGGTGATTGACGCCAAACTGCGCTACCCGAACACCGCGCTGCTTTACATCGAATTCGACTCAAGCCAGTTCAACGGCTCTATTCCTCAAATTTCATGCGAACCGCGCGGCCGCGTTATCCGCGTTCCAGATACCTACGACCCTGAAACCCGCACTTATAGCGGTACATGGACCGGTGCGTTTAAGTGGGCATGGACGGATAACCCTGCGTGGATTTTTTACGATCTGGTTGTTTCTGACCGGTTCGGCCTTGGTCACCGTTTGACCGCTGCGAATATTGATAAATGGACACTTTATCAGGTTGCCCAGTATTGTGATCAGATGGTACCAGACGGCAAAGGGGGCAACGGTACCGAACCACGTTATACCTGCAACGTGTACATTCAGGACCGGAACGACGCCTACACAGTCCTGCGTGATTTTGCTGCTATCTTCCGTGGCATGACCTACTGGGGCGGGGATCAGATTGTGGCCCTGGCAGACATGCCGCGTGATGTAGATTACAGCTACACGCGCGCTAACGTTGTTGGCGGTCGCTTCACCTATTCGAGCAGCACCACGAAAAGCCGCTACACCACAGCGCTGGTTTCATGGTCAGACCCGGGTAACGCTTATGCCGACGCGATGGAGCCGGTATTTGAGCAGGCGCTGGTGGCGCGGTACGGCTTCAATCAGCTGGAAATGACAGCAATCGGCTGCACCAGACAGTCAGAAGCGAACCGAAAGGGGCGCTGGGGTATTCTCACCAACAACAAGGATCGCGTTGTTTCGTTTGATGTAGGGCTGGACGGCAACATTCCGCAGCCGGGCTACATCATCGCCGTGGCAGACGAGCTGCTTTCCGGAAAGGTTATGGGCGGCCGCATCAGCGCCGTTAACGGTCGCGTTATCAAACTAGACCGCGTGGCAGATGCAGCTGCAGGTGATCGCCTTATTCTCAACCTACCTTCCGGAGCATCGCAGAGCAGGACCATTCAGGCCGTGAACGGTGAATCAGTCACAGTCACCACGGCATACAGTGAGACGCCACAGGCCGAAGCTGTTTGGGTGGTTGAATCTGACGAGCTTTACGCGCAGCAGTATCGTGTTGTCAGCGTAAGCGATAATGATAATGGCACCTTCTCGATCACCGCCGCATGGCACGATCCGGATAAATATGCCCGTATCGATACTGGCGCAATTATCGACCAGCGGCCAATAAGTGTAATACCTCCTGGTAATCAGTCCCCGCCAGCTAACATCGTGATCAGCTCGTTTTCTGTTGTTCAGCAGAATATCAGCGTCGAGACCATGCGCGTCAGCTGGGACCAGGCGCAGAATGCTATCGCCTATGAGGGGCAGTGGCGCCGTAACGACGGAAACTGGGTGAACATGCCTCGCAGTTCCACCACGTCATTTGACGTCCCGGGGATTTATGCCGGGCGCTACCTGGTGCGCGTGCGTGCAATCAATGCCGCTGAAATTTCCTCAGGATGGGGATATTCGGAAGAGAAGACGCTGACGGGTAAAGTAGGAAACCCACCTAAGCCAGTAGGATTCACGGCCACGGGCATTAACTGGGGGATTCGTCTTAACTGGGGTTTCCCGGCAAACACCGGCGATACGCTAAAAACGGAAATTCAGTACACTGCCAACAGTGACTTTTCAGATCCACTCTTGCTCTCAGACGTGCCTTATCCATCTGCGGAATACACCCAGCTCGGCCTTAAAGCAGGGCAGGAATTCTGGTACCGCGCGCAGCTGGTCGACAGAACGGGTAACGAGTCCGGGTATACCGACTGGATCAGGGGGATGTCTAACGATAACGCCGATGATTATCTGGGCGATATCGCAGATGATTTCCTAACCTCTGCAGACGGAGAACGCCTAACTGGTGACATCGATACCAACATTGAGGGAATACTGCAGAACGCCCTGGCGAACCACGGAACTGTTGAGCACCAGTGGGCACAATACGGAGAAGTGCGTGCCGATATTCTGGTGGTTAAAACGACGATTGCTGAAGTTGATAATGCAATGGCCGAACTGTCAACGCAGGTGCAGGCCCAGATTGATGATGTTACTGCAGCACTGGAGGACAAACTTACCGCCGTCGTTGATGCCTCTGGCGCTTCGGCTATCTACACCCTCAAAACAGGCGTGAGGATAAACGGCATCATGTATAACGCCGGGATGTCGATTGCCGTACTGGCGGAGGCAGGGAAACCGGTAGTAACCAGGGTTGGCTTTAACGCTAATCAGTTCTTATTGATGAGCGGCAGCGGCGACAGTCAGTATTCACCCTTCGCGGTGGTTAATGGTCAGGTCTTTATCAGCTCAGGTTTTATTCAGGATGGCACGATCACGAATGCCAAGATTGGCAATGTCATTCAGTCGAATGATTACAGTGCGGGTACAGCAGGCTGGACTATCAACAAGAATGGTTATGCTGAATTCAATAATGTGACTGTTCGCGGTGGGGTTTACGCCCAAAATGGGCAGTTTGGATTTACCAACTCAACTGGAGGCGTCACGATCAATAACAACGGTGTCACTGTCAGTTTGTCGAACGGCGGTCGCATTGTTCTGGGAGAATTTTGATGGCCAGGGGGCTTTATATTGATTTGAATGACGGGCGTCCGGCAATGACCATCACTGCCGGAATGAAATGTCCGTCGTATGGCGGGGAGGCGTTAGAGGCGTGGGGTCAGCAGACCATGACTGTTCAGGGCTATGTTGCCGGGGCGACCCCTTTTTTCATTCCATCAAACTCGGTTGTTAATGTGACGCGTTCGCCGAATCTGATAACAACGATTATGGTTCTCGATGGGATAACCAATAACGGCAACGGAACCCTGACTCAGCGAGTCTGGTCATCAGATGGCTGGGGTAAAGATAAAACATTTCCCGGCACAGTCTGGCAGATTTTGCCTGCGGGGCAGAGTGGAAACCGTGGTTTGCTCATTGAGGACTCGACAGACTTTATTGCGATCACTGATGTCAGCCGCGTTGCTTCCTGTGTTTTCAGCGGAACGGTCAATGTAAATGGTACTTACGCACTTCCGGCTAAAGGGCTCGTTTTTGCCCGCTGGAATGACAGCGCAGCTACGCTTGAATGTGATGGTAATAATATTTACTCCCGGCAGGATTACACGGGCTATGACGATATTGCCCGTTCTGTGAATGTCGATATTGCGATTTTTGCGGTTCAGGCTCCTGTACCTGGGAGAGGATTAAATTTCATCAACGCTGCTGGCCAGTGCACTTTCTCTACCACCCGCCGTCCATTTATTTTCCGCAATCAATTTTATTCGCCGGGCAATAGCTGGGTTGATATTGGCAACAGCATGATTGCGCTTGGCTGCTATGGTTTCAACTCGTCAACAGCCAGCGGGTGGTGCAACATGCGATCCAAGGGACTGGTGATGAGCGGGAACTCGGTAAAAGGTGGAAATGGCCGTGTTCGTTCCCGATGGACCGACAAGTACCCGGTTACCGGCGAAAGATATACCGGAATGAGTATTCCCATTATCCCCGCAATGTATTGACACAACCCCACTATCAAACCCCGCCATGGCGGGGTTTTTTTATTATCTGAATTCAGGAGTCCATTATGTCAGCAGGAACCATCACCCTGACAAACGGGTCCGCGATTGTTGGCGGTACCGGAACCTCTTTTACTACCGAACTTGCCGCAGGTGACTTCATTGTCTCAACTGTGGGCGGTGTGCCCTATACGCTGCCAGTGAAAACGGTAGACAGTGGCACGCAGCTCACGCTTGTCAGTAACTTCACCGGGCCAACGCAATCCGGCGCGGCATGGTCAGCGGTTCCCCGCGTCGCGCTGAATATGGTCACTGCTGCGCTGGTGGCGCAAAGTGCTGAAGCGCTGCGTGGACTGAATTACGACAAACAGAACTGGCAAAGCATTTTTTCCGGAACTGGCAATGTAACGGTAACCCTGCCGGATGGAACGACATGGACGGGCCCAGCCTGGAATAGCATTACCACATCCCTTTCAGGCAAGGCGGCAAAAGGTGCAAACAGCGACATCACCTCTCTCAGCGGACTCACTACAGCGCTATCTGTATCACAGGGCGGTACAGGTTCGACAACCGCATCAGGCGCTCGCACAAACCTAGGTTTGGGAAGTAGCGCCACGAGGGACGTCGGAACAGTTGCTGGAACTGTGGCAGCAGGTAACGATGCTAGATTAAATACCATCGATCAGAAAACTGGCGGTGCAGTTAATGGAAGTATTACGAGTTACACGCAACCAACGGTAACTGAAGGGTCGGTCGGTGGTTTAATTCGATCCCTGTTACGTTGGGCCAACGGAACGGATGCTGCTGTGTGCGCACTTTACTCACAAATGGCCGCAGATGGTTCTTTATCAGGAAATATTCAGGTAGCAAACTCGAGCTCAGGAACCATATGGAGCTTTATGAAATCAACTGGCAACGCTGTAGCGCCGGGAGCGTGGGTCCCGAATTCAGATGGCCGCCTGAAGGACGGGGTGACCAGAATTGAAGATCCGCTCAACAAGATGGAAATGCTAAAAGGTTGCTCCTGGACGCGAAAAGATACCGGACAATGGGGGATAGGATTTATCGCGCAGGATGTTAAGAACGTTTTCCCGCAAGCAGTAACTGAGGGAGGTGATCGTGAACTCCCTGATGGAACTGTGGTGGAAGGCGTTCTCTCTCC